TTTTCTGTTGTTTTTCTATTTTTTTTTTTTTTTTGAAAAAATGTTCTATGTATAGCAATTAATCCTCTGAATTTACATACATTGACAAATTTTTTTTCTTTGGTTTTTTTATTTGTAATTAATTTTATCTCTTTATTAAAATACATATTATTAAGAAAATTTTTAGATAACCAATAACCATGTTTGAAATAATCGTCTATATCATTTGATACAAATTTAATAAAAGATTTTTCAGATACTAATTTATTATTTATAATTTTCCAAGGACGCTTACCATAAGATAAGTCTAAATCATTATTCATACATTGTCTCATATGAACCCACGTTCTATAACTAGAATTACAATTATTTAATGTAGATACCCAAAATTGTTTTGGGTAATAATATTTATTATAAGCAAGAGCATATAATAATTTAGCATACGAATATGCATGTGATTTACAAAATGAATAATTTTCTAAACATGTTAAATTTTCTATTATTATATCGATTTTTTCATTAGAAAAACTTGGATTTGCTTTTTTAACCATTTGTTTAAATATATATTTTTCTAAATTATTTTTTTTTGCAAAAGCACGTCTAAATCTATCTCCGTAAGATTCGTCTTTTTTTAATATTTTAGAAATATATTGAATAGCATCATCATCATAAATTATATAATCTTTATATTTTTCAGCATCTTTTTTAATAGTATTATAATCTTTTAAATAACTAGATTTTTGTCCATTACCTGATGCAGCAGGTCGTATTAAGGCTAGACACGATGCTAATTCTTTAATACATTTTGGCTTAAGTATTTTTAAAACTTTAGCTATAGTCCTTGATTCACCATGTGTAAGCCCTAAATTATCTCCATTAGACAATAAATTCCATATGTTATTATCATTATAATCATAATCAATTAATTTTTTGGAATTGATATACATTAATTGACTAAGTCCTCTATTTGAAAGTATATCTATTTTAATTAATTTGTTATTTTCTACTTCATTTTTATCAAGAGAAATTTGTGCTCCATAAATATCTTCAATTTTTAAAGATTTTAAATATAAATTTTTGGGAACTAATTTTTCAAATATTACTATTCCACCACAATGTAAAGATTTATTTTTTGTATTACCCTCTAATTCATTTGCATTTGCTATAATTTCATTTATAGTATCTTCGTCATCAAATATATCATTTATATCAAAATTTTTAGCTATAAATTTATTATACCCCGTATTTCTAATTGCTTGTCTTAATGCAGATTTATTGCCATACGTCACATTATTAGATATTCTTGCTACCTTACCATCCCAATTTTCATATATTTTCTTAAATATATCGTTACGTAAATGTGTTGGAAAATCTATATCAATATCGGGTATATCTTCTCTTTTTTCATGCATAAATCTTGCTAAAGATATTTTTTCTAATACTGGATCAATATCCGTTATGCCTAATAGATAACATACAAGTGAAGAACCAGATGAACCTCTAATAATATGTAGAATATTATCATCAATAAGATCTAATATTAATTTAACTTGTAAAAAAACTTTTGTAAAATTTTTTTCTTTGATTAATAAAAATTCCTTTACTAATCTTTTATAATATTTTTCAATTTGAGGAATTTCTCTAGTAAATTTGTAAATCAACAATAAACTTTCTTCTTCTAATAAAACTTTATAAAAATCTTCGATTTCATTTTTTTTTATCCATACTCTACCTTTTTTGTGTTGGTTATTTAATATATTATCTATATTATCAAATATAAATTTTATTTTATTTATACCTATTTTTTTTTCTTCATTATTTAGATTTAATGATATTTTTTTTTGATTTTTATTTTTTTTTTCTATAATAACAAATTTATCCATTAGATTTAAACTTATAATATTAAGTTTATTAATATTATCAAATTTTATTTAATTATATTATTTTTTACTTATTTAAAAATAAAATTAAAATAAATTGATTCAAGATATATTTATCAAATAATAAATTAAAATGTTTGACTTATTACCAATTAATGTTATATCAACAATATGTAAAAAAATATGTATTTATGACTACTATAACATACATAAATATTTACTAATAAATAAATTATTTAAAGAATATTTATCAACATGGACTCAGTATCTAAATAATTTACAAAACAAAAGCGTTTTAATGGCTACTCAAATAAAGTATTTTAGACCAGAATCTGAACAAATTGATACTATAATAAATAATTTTATATTGTTTGACAATAAAATAGCTTTACAACATTGGAAAAATAATTCTAAAGAATTTCAAAATAGGCTTTACGGATATCAAAATAATATTGTAATTTGTAAATTATTTAAAACATATGGATACAATAAAAAATATAATAATTTTATAATAGAACCTCAAAAAATTATTAAAAATACTACTGAAAATATTTTTAATAAAATTCAAAATATATTGATTAATCAAAAAATTAATTGTGAGCTTAATGTAGAAGAATATTTTATATATTATTATTTAACTGATTATGTTTATTGTTATGGAATAGCATATAAAATATTACCATATTATGATTATAATTTAACAAAAGACTCTAGATATATTCATATAAATAAAATAAAAAAAAATATTTTAAGTCATCATAAAATTGACATAGACGAATTATTACTTTTGTAATTTTAATAGTAGATATATTTAAAATTTCTAAATTAATTTAGTTTATTTTTTTATAACTTTGTTTATATTTATTATTCTTTAAATCCTATATATCAATTTTTATAAAATAAAAAAAAATTTAAACATAATTATTTACTTAATATAGTATATGAATTTAAATAAAAATATTATTTATGTTTATCCTACTAAAGAATCAGTTGGTTGGATTATTGGATGTAAAGGATATAGAATTAAAAATTTGCAAAAAGATACACATACTAATATTTATTATAACAATATAGATAATTATTTTACTATTGAAGGCATAATAGAAGATATTCATCAAGCAAGAATAATAATACAAGATTTAGAAAAATCTTATTATAGAAAAAATTTTTATAAAGAATTGCATGAAACTGAAAAAAATATGTCAAACACATTAAAAATATTGAAAGATAAATTACAAAATATCAGCACATTTGAATTACAATAATACAATAAAGTATAAAATAAAATTTGATTAAAATTTAATATTAAAAAAGATTATTTAAATGTCATGTGTACAAATAAAGAAATAGATAAATCATCTTGGAAAGTAATAACTAAAAAAAATAAAAATAAAGAGAAAATAACTTTAAAATTAAATAAAATTTATCCAAATAAATCAGGAGTAATTTTATTTAATAAAAATTTAGATAAAATAGTGCTTATTCAAAACAAATATTTATATTTAAAAGGTATTAAAAAATATGGCTTACCTAAAGGACATATAAATAATGATGAAACATATGAAGATTGTGCTATAAGGGAAACATTTGAAGAAACAGGTATAAATTTAGATAAATTTAGTTTAAATTTTAAAATAAAAATAAATAATACATACTATTTTCCTATAATTTTAGATAGAGAAGAAGCACTTTCTCCAGTTGATACTATAGAAATTCAAGATGCAAAATGGATTTTTATAGAAGATATTAAAAATTTTAATATAAATAGAGAGACTAAAACTTTTATTTATAAAAAATTATGTATTATTAAGGAAAAACTATTAAAATATAATAGTTTAAAAATTTAACTATAAGTTATTTTTTTGGAATTATTAATTTACATTTTTCTATAATTATATAGTATTAATATGAATGTTAATAACAGTAATATGTTAACTGGTCCACCTGGACCAGTTGGACCGCGAGGAATACAAGGTAAAATAGGACATGAAGGACCACGAGGAGCAATGGGTATGGAAGGACCTGCTGGTGAACCAGGACCTCCCGGAAGAGATGGTTTTCATGGAGAAAAAGGCTCAAAAGGAGAATTAGGAAATATAGGATTAAAAGGAAATAAAGGTGATATGGGTATAATAAAAGATAATAATAATATAACAATAACATTTGGTGCAGCAAATATAGGAAATATTCCAAATTCATCAGATATAAGTAATAACATTTTAGATGAAGGTTTTATGTTTCCTGGATATTATGATGGACTTGTTTATCATAATATATCAAATTCATTTGATATTACACATTTATCAAGTGGAAAATGTTTAGCAAATATAAAAAAAAATAATTTAAATGAAAATATTTATACAGATACACCTATGCCTTTTATTAAAATTCCTTTTAAAAATAAAGGAATAATAGATTATTTAACATTTTCATCACCTAATATATTCAGAAAAAAAAGAACACCTATTTATATAGCATTAGCTATATTAAAATTAGAATCAACTTTAAAACCTAAAATAAAATATTATGGAGATGAAGAAATGCTTAGTAATACAATTTCATCAAAGGAATTAGAAAAGGAATACAATATGGATTATGTTATAGATATTGTTAAAAATATTGATAAATTATGGTATATAGATTTAAACAGTGTTCAAAGTGGAAATATAAATGTAGATAATATTAAAATTAATGAAGATGAAGTTTTAGGTATTTATATAAGAACAAAAGAAATAATAAAAAACATCGATGAATCTAAAATGGGAAAAGTTAATAGTAATGATCCTATATATTATGATTATGTTAGACCTTTTATTGTTAATGTTCATATTAAAGAAGAAATTATTTAGTATAGAATATGCGTAGCAACAAGGGGAAAAAAAAGTAGTTATATATAATATATAATGAATATTAATAGAACAGAAATAAATAGTGATGGTAATTTAATATTTTATTTTAATGATAATACATATTTAAATGCTGGTAAAGTGACTGGAAATAATGGATCTGATGGTCAGATAGGAAATAATGGTGAAAGAGGAATTGCGGGAAGCAGAGGAGAGAAAGGTGCAAAAGGAGAATCAGGGGGTCAAGGATTAAATGGAACAGAAAGTGGTTTAACAAAATTTATAGAAATGAGTGATACTCCATCAACATATAGTTTAGGAAAATTATTAGTTGGAAACTCAAGTAATTCTGGTTTAACGTATCATGGAATAACAGTAGGAGCTGGAAATAATAATGTAATATCGAATACAACAATTATTGGAGATAATGCGGGTAATGAGATATTTAATTTGAATAAAAGTAGAAACAATACTTTATATGGATATCAAGCAGGATTTAAATTAACAGGAGAAAATAATACTTATATAGGTAGTTCAGCTGGATTTTCTGGAACAGGATTTGAAAATAATATTTGTATAGGATATAATTCTTGTAATGAAGCATTAAATGGAAGTGATAGTATAGTTTTAGGTTCGGATACAAATTTAGGAAAAAATTCTGTTTCAAATTATTCAATAATAATAGGAAATAAGTCAAGTATATGTGATACATATCAATGTAGTAATACGGGAAAATCAATTATACTGGGTTATAATTCATTAGTTAATTCAAGTAATAGTATAATAATAGGAGATAATTCAAAAACAGAAGGATATTTGGCAAAAGATAGAAATAATATAATATTAGGTTTTAATAATGAAATAAGTTCAACACAAGAAAATATAAATAATGAGAATAGTATAGAAAATTGTATAACAATTGGAAATTGTTCAAAAATATCTGCAGATAAAAAATCTTCAGATAATTCTATTTCTATTGGATATAAATCTTACATTTATGATGCAAAAAATGGAATAGCTATTATATTAAATAATTATAATGAATCAGCAGGAGAGAGAGAACCTGGAGTATTTTCAGATAATGGTATAGCAATTGGAAACTCAACACGTTCTGGAGGAATAAGTTCAATATCTATGGGATCATTTTCCATATCTGAAGGAGAATATTCGATAGCTATAGGAAGTTCAATGAACTTTAATAAAGGTGCAGAAGCTATGGGAAAACATTCAATATCAATAGGAACAGATTCAATTTCAAATTATGATAATAGTATATGTTTAGGAAAAAATTCAGAAACTGATAGAGATAATCAATTTGCTTTAGCAGAAGAAATAAAAGATATTAAAATTGGAGGAATAAATTATAAATGGCCTTCTATAAATAGTAAAATAGATAATAATTCAGTTTTAACAATAGATAATGAAAAAAATGTTACTTGGAAATCTTTAGAAAATAATTCGAATTTTATTAATTTATCAACAAGATCTTATGAACATTATAATTATATTTTTTCACAAAGCATAGAATTAGAATGTAATAAAATATATTTTAATAAATTTTTTATAAGCGGTAATTCTAGATTTAATAAAGTTGAATTGTTAATTAATAATGATAAAGAAAAATTATTTAATATAAAAATTGGAATTTATAATTTAGATAATGATGATTTACCTAATATTTTAATATCATTTGGTGAAAAAAGTATAGAAAGAAATGTTAATAAATTTATTGAGATAGATTTAAATTCTGTTGTAGAATTAAATACAAATAATCAATATTATTTAGCATTTTTATATAATTCTCAATATATTACAGATAAATTAGGTATATATTCTTATAAAAGTCAAAATACTATTAAGAATATATATAAAAATATAGATATAGATGCTTTTCAATCTTTACCTAATCCCTATCAAAATGAATTGGAAAAAGGAGATGATACGTATTGGTTTAGATTAAAAATATAAATATATAATAAATTTATTCTCTTAATTTATAATATATAATATGGGTGATATTTCAAATAATAATCAACAATATTACAATTCTAACATGTATAGTATATCAGGGACACAAGGAGAACAAGGTCCTATAGGTCCTGAAGGAAGACATGGTAGAGATGGAAGAGATGGTAAAGATGGTATAAATGGAAAGGATGGTAAAAATGGACTAAATGGAAGAGATGGTATAGATGGATTAGATGGGATAGATGGACAAGATGGATTACAAGGTAGTATAGGAGAAATTGGAGATACAGGTTATACAGGATTAACCGGAGATACCGGTAATTTGGGTCCTACAGGTGCTACTGGAGAAAAAGGTTGTACAGGATTTACAGGGTATATTGGAGATACTGGTTGTAAAGGAAATCCTGGTAAAATAGGATTAACAGGTCCTACTGGAGATACAGGTAGTAAAGGATTTGTAGGCAAAACAGGACCAACTGGTCCTATTGGAATAACCGGAAGCACCGGAGATCCTGGTTATAAAGGAATACAAGGAAAAACAGGAAAAACTGGATGTATTGGATGTATTGGAAATTCTGGTAAAAAAGGACCAACAGGTCATCGAGGACCACTAGGACCAACAGGTCCTACAGGAGCTACTGGAGATACTGGTAAAAAAGGCTCAACAGGAATAGATGGTTTAACTGGAATTACAGGTATAACAGGAGCTACAGGTTTAGATGGAGAAATTGGTATGACTTATACTACATTTAATTTTTATTTTAGTTATTATAATATAAATATTGAAAATGATAATGGACCACAAAATACTAATATAAAAAGTGGAGGTCCAAATTTTATATTTTTTAAAAATACTAAATGGTGGTGTAGTCCATATTCTGTAAGTTCTATAAATGCTGGTAAAATACATTCATCAAATATAGAAAAAAAAAATTGGCCCTATATACATAATGGAGATCTTAATATACCTTCTTTAGTTATACCATATAGACATATATTACTAGATTCAAAATTATGTTTTAGATTAAGATTATATAATAAAGAAGGAATCTCTTTAGGAGTTTTAGGTGATGATCAAATTGAATTTACATTATATTCTTATTCTAAACTAAGTGGATATTTACCTATAGGAAATTCTGTATCATTTCAAGCAACTGTTTATGGAGGACCTATTTATAATTGGTCATCTTTGGTTTTAGGAAATGAATTAAATGTAGGATATGATGTAATACATTCAAATGGTTTACCAGGAAATGCTTTAGCATTAGACATTAAATTTTTACATAAAGGTAATAATTCTATATTTAATCAAAATATAATAGATTCAATTGAACTTTATATATCAATTAAAGGCACAATTATAAAACCATAAATTTATTCTCTTCAGATTTTTTTTTTTAGGAAAAATAATAATATATCTCTTTTAATATTATAATAATGACTTTTCATAATAATATTAATTGTAATTGTAAAAAATGTAAAAAAAATAATAAACAAACAAATAATATTAACATATCATATTATACTATACCAGGACCTCAAGGTGACCAAGGTTCACAAGGAATACCTGGAAGAAATGGAAGAGATGGAAGAGATGGAAGAAATGGAATAAATGGAAGAGATGGTATAAATGCTTTTGATGGTAAAGATGGAAAAAATCAAAAAAATGGATTAAATGGAAAAGATGGTCCTGAAGGAGATAAAGGTTTAACAGGTTCAACTGGTTCAAAAGGATCTCCGGGTCATTTAGGAAATACTGGTAATACAGGAGATAATGGTTTATTTGGTAATACAGGCTCTAAAGGATCAACAGGATGCACCGGATGTGATGGTTATTTTGGTCCCACTGGAGATATTGGTCCCAAAGGTCCTACTGGTAAAGTTGGATTTGATGGAAATCCTGGATTAGATACAAAAGGAGATAAAGGAAGTACTGGTAATCAAGGTTTTGAAGGATCTACTGGACAAACAGGATCCACTGGACCTCATGGTAGTATGGGTGAAACAGGTAAAACTGGAAATTATGGAGCAATAGGACCTACCGGTTTTAGAGGTGATACAGGATTTATTGGATTAATTGGAGAACAAGGAAATATAGGTTTTAATGGAAGTGATGGTTCTACTGGAGAAAAAGGAACAAGAGGTTTAAATAATGTTTCAAATACATTATTTAATTTTAGTTTTAATTATAATGATATAAATATTATAGGTTTAGAAAGATTTACAAATAATACTAAATGGTGGGCTACACCTGAATATATGACAAATATTAAAATAGAAAATTTAATAAAGGATTGGTATGGATTAATACCTAATCCTATTCCTTCAGTTATAGAAAATTACTTTCCCTATAATTATTCTACTTATAGAAATATTCCTTCTTATATTATATCCTATAATAAAATAAGATTATTGTTAGAAGAAACAATTATAATAGTAAGATTTTGGGATATAAGTGGAAACTTAATATCTTTAGATATAAATGATACTATTAAAATAAATATAGTAGTATTTAGTAATTTAGGAAATAATAATAAACCTATTTCTTTATCAGAAGAAACAGGTATAATTAATGGAAATAATGTAGATAAAACTTTATGTGGTAATATAGTTTTTAATAATTCTAATATAGTAGAAATTAATTATAAAGATTCTATAGGAGTATATTTAGAATTTAATCTAGATCCTCATTCAAATTTATTAAATTCATCAATTAATACTATTGAATTATATCTAGGAATAAAAGCTGAAGTTAAAATTGTTTAATATATATTATTTAAATTTATTTTGCTTATTTATATCAAAAGTATGACAATTTAATTTATATTATATTAGATTTTTAATATAATATAAATATATATGTGTGATAAAATATACCAGGTAGTAAGAGGTTCTGTTGGAGAAATTGGCTTACAAGGTCCAATGGGAAGAGACGGTAAAGATGGACGTGATGGTTTAGATGGATTAGATGGAATAGATGGAATAGATGGAATAAATGGAAAACCAGGAACTAATGGGAAAAAAGCAAATGATGGTATTGATAATTATACAAAAGGATATACAGGAGTTACTGGTTCTACCGGTTTTACAGGATCTATTGGGTGCACTGGATGCAGTGGTTCTAAAGGAAATACAGGAATATTAGGTGATAAAGGATCTACAGGACCTACGGGAAATAGAGGACAACGAGGTATTGATAATAAAGTTAAAGGCAATACAGGATGCACTGGTCATACAGGTGAACAAGGTAATAAAGGGCCTATTGGTCCTAGTTATAATATTAAGGGTTGCACTGGAAAAACAGGTAGTCCAGGAGATACAGGAAATACAGGTTCTACTGGTAATACAGGATATACAGGATATACAGGATCAACTGGTTATTTAGGTGATGATGGTAATATAATATTAGGTTACAAAGGAAATACTGGTCATAGAGGAGATATAGGTTCAAAAGGGTGTTTAGGATCAACTGGACCAACAGGACCAAAAGGACCTAAAGGATGCACTGGTCCAGAAGGTGATGATTATATATCATTTTATTTTACGGGAGCATTTAATACTATAAATAATAGTATTAAAAATCAAAATAAAGATTATGTGAAAGATAAAATAGATAATTTAGAAATTATTAATATTTGGCTTAATCCCGGTTCAATTTCAGAAGATTGGGATACAATTACCAAAAAAAAAATAGGAGAAGCTGAAATAATAAGTGATAGTTTAAATTTAGTGCCTTGTAAAGTTTTAACTAAAAATACTAAAATTAAAATAATAGATATGTCTGTTATGATAAGAGCATGGAATAATAATAATAATTATATAATATTAAATTCTAATAATGATAATATAGAAATAAAATTATGGTCATTATGTGATTTAGATAATTCTACAGGATTGCCCAAAATAAATAATATATCTGGAGCAACTGGTTCATTTTGTTCAAATCCAATTATAGTAAATCCAAATATGATAAATTGGTGTTCAGATTTACTAGATATTCAAACAAAAGATTCTAATAATAATAATATTGCATTTGAAATGATTTCTGATAATAATGTGTCTAGATCTCTTGCTGTTCAATGTAAAATATCAACATCATCATCCGGGGATAATCTAACAGGTTTAAAAGATGGACAAGCAGAATGGATACATATTTTAATAGGAATAAAAGGAAAAGAAATAAAATAATTAATTTATGTTAAATTGATTTATAAATTATTTATTTATGTATTATATAGAATTATGTCTAGTAATTTTAATATTTATAAAACAGAAAATACTACAAAAATGAAAAAAATATATATGAAAGATAATCAAGATACAAATTCTTGTTTATCTTATAATTATAGAAATAATATATACTCTCAAGATATAGGTAATCGAATTAGCACATCACAAAAAGGTGAACCAGGACAACAAGGAGCAATGGGTAGTATGGGTTTTCAAGGACTACAAGGAGATCCAGGTGTTAGAGGACCTGAAGGTTTGCCAGGAGTTCCAGGATTACAAGGAGTAATGGGTCCACAAGGCTATTCCGGAGAACCTGGTAAACAAGGAAAAGATGGAGAGATAGGTCAAAAAGGTGATCCTGGTCTTGGTTTAAAAGGACAAAAAGGTGAAATTGGAATAATTGGAAAACAAGGTATTAGAGGATATAAAGGAGAACAAGGCATACAAGGTAAACAAGGAATCAATGGAGAAAAAGGTATCAATGGTTCAACTGGAGAATCAGGGAAATCAGTTATATCTGCTAATAGTGTTGAATTGTCTAATTCTAATAATATTATAAATAATAATAATAATATTGTTAGTCTAGTTTTTAGTAATCCTAGTTTAGATATTAAAAATAGATCTATAGATTTATGGTTATCAGCTATCAAAAGAAACAATATTTTAAAAATATATGATAAATATGATTCAAATAATAATTGTATATTTAAAGTAATTTCTATAGAATTTACAACTAATAATAAAAAATTTTTATTAGAAAATATAGTTTATTCTGATGAAATTCTAAATAAATTAATTAATTTAAATTCTTTTACAATAACTACTCATAATGAGTATCAACAAGGTCCTATAGGTCATATAGGAGAAACCGGACCTGTAGGAAATATAGGTCCAACTGGTCAAAGCGGTCAAATAGGTAATACTGGAAAAAGAGGACCTAATCCAATAATAATATCAGACTATTGGAAATTAAATTCTAGTATAGACAGTGTTCCTTCAATTGGAACATTTACATTAAGTTATTTTGGTAGTAATCAAAATAATTATATAATATATATTAATAAAAACTCTAATATTTTAACAACCCAAATAAATTATGAAAATAAATTAAAATTAATAAAAATAGGATGTAATTTAATTTTAGAAGGTCCTTCAAGTCAAGCACAAATTATAGAATCTTATAATAGAATAGTATTTAAAATAATCGATATAATTGAACTAAATCATAATTATATTAAATTAAGTTTAAATTTAGATAAATTATATACAAAACCAAAAGATTTTACTTTAATATCTAATAATATTTTTAAATTAAATATTGGATATATTTTAGGAGAAAAAGGTGAAAGAGGTGCACAAGGACCAGAAGGACCAATAAATCAATGTATGAGTGCTGGAACTATTTTAGGATATAGTTATTATAATAGTATTGATTCTTTTATATATGATATTTCCACAAATCCTTCTATAGTTATATTCGAAAGCAAAACTAATTTAGGAAATATTATTGATAATCCTATAAGAAAAATACCTTTTAAAATTTCTTGCAAAATACCTATAAGTAAAAGATTATTAATAGAATTTAATATAAAATTAAAAGGACTTTCTAATATTATTAAATGTTCACTATCATCTAATGAAAATACTTATTCACCTATTATTTTATCAATTAACAATAATGATCCATATCTGAAAAGTTATAATTATTTAACAACAAATATTGATAATTTTATTAATTTAAATCCAACATTTTATATAGATTATAATACTAATAATATTCCTGTTAATATAGGAGATATTGTTAATTTTTATTTAGTAATTTCAAATACTAATATATTAGGTAATACAAGTAAATTATGTTTTGGAAATCAATATTCACCTGGTTTTTCAAAAGTGACAGATTTAGGTATTTTAGAAGAAAGTCTAAATTATATCCCAAATTTAGATGATCCTAATTCATCAGAATTCACATCATACCTTTAAATATAATTATATTGTAAAATTTTAAAACTAAAAATATTTCTAAATATTATATAATGAATAACGATTCAAATAGTATTTATTCAAGAATGTATAATAATGGTTATCTTGAAAGAAATAATTTACAAGGACCTCCAGGAATTAAAGGTGAAAAAGGAGATAAAGGTGAAAAAGGTATTGATGGAAATATAGGAATAATGGGACCGATTGGGCCACCTGGTTCTATAGGTCCTAGAGGACCTAGAGGTATGATAGGCGAAATAGGATATCAAGGACTTAAAGGAGAACAAGGAGTGCGAGGAAAAGAAGGCAGAGTAGGATTAAAAGGAGATATTGGTTTAAATGGTAATACCGGAGAAAAAGGAAATAAAGGTATACAAGGTCTTATAGGAATTAACGGAAATCAAGGATTTATAGGACCTACTGGCTCTGATGGACCATTTGGAGAAAGAGGACCACCAGGAATTCAGGGTGAACATGGAATACAAGGTTATAAAGGTGATACAGGTGATTGTGGACCAACTGGTTATCGTGGTATACAAGGATTACAAGGTAAAGATGGAATTATAGGAGAAACTGGTTTTACAGGTGAAACAGGATCTAGTGGTTTTACAGGACCTACTGGAATAAGTATAATAGGTATGACTGGAACTACTAATGGTATATTATTTTCAGTTAATAATCCCAAAAATAGTAATTATTTAATTTCTTGGCCCGATAATTGTGTTAATAATAATTTAAATACAAATCTAAATACAAATATTTCTCAAAATACCCCAAATAACTTTGGGCAAGGTTTAGGATATTTATCTACAATTGTTGGAAATTCATATTTTAGATTAACTAATAATAATATTCCTTTTTCTGAAGAATTTTCAATAAATAATTATACTATTATAGAAGGTAGTAATGAAGAATATAAAATAAAATTAAATATTACTTCAAGCACTGATTATGATGGACAATTTTCAAATCATAAACAATATTATAAATTTATACGACAGGGAATGTCCATAAAATTAGAAGGACATACAACAAATAATAATGTATTAGATTCTAAAAATTTTGAACAAGTAGCATTATTTTATATAACTGAAATTGATTTAGATAACTTAGATTCTTATAATTATATTACTATATATGCTATAAATAATAAATGGAAAAATGATACATCTTCTAATCTATTAATTGATAATTCATGGTATAATATTTCAGTTGGATATTTACCTAAAGATGGAAAAATAGGACATACTGGTTTGAATGGTATAGATGGAAAAACTGGATCTACAGGATCTACTGGCGAAAATGGATTAACTGGACCGACCGGATCAAGTATTATTAAAGTAAATCAAAATATTAATTTAGATAAAGGATATTGGTATAGATTTGCAAATACTAATTTAGATAAAGCATTAAATACTTTTTATATTGAAAATAATGATACAAAAGTAGTTATTAATTGTTCTTTAAATAAATCTCAAAATAATGCTTCAATAAATTTAATAAGTAACATATCAAATTCAAATTCTATAGAATGTATAAGATTACTATATTCACAAAATAATAATAATTCATATTTAGAATATTTTATCAGAGATGATAATATTCAAGCAACAAGTTTTAATAATCATATCATTTTATTAGATTCTTTTGATAATTCTCTACATAATTGGAATATAATAGATCCGATCAATAATGAATATAATTTAATAGCTACAAAAAATGATAAAAATTTTATAAAACAAGAATTTATTGATCTAGGCTATAAAATAAAAATTTTAGATATAAATAAAAACCAAGGATTCAGTAGCACTAATAATATTAATGCAAATTCTATTGATATTAATAATAACAATATTATTAAATTATCAAATAATGTAATTACATTAGCTCAATCTATGTATACTCAAAATTATCAATTTAGTTTAACTTTATTAGAAAGAAATTCAGCTATTAAATTTAATTGTAGAGGAAATTACACATATAATGAAATACAAAATATAAATAGAATAGCACCATTAAATAATGATTTTTCATTGGGTTCATTTTCAATTAGTGATCCTTTAGAATTAAATGTAATAGAAACTATTTATAAATTAAATCAAGAAACTAAACTTAATTTTTCTAACGATGTTAATCAATTATACAAAGATACCTTTATATGTCCTCCTAATTATAATCCAATATTTCAAATTTATAAAAGAGAAGATAGAACCGGAGGGGGAGGTGAAAATTCAAGCTCATTATGGAGTATTCAAAAATATAAAAAAAATTTTAATTATTATTATCAAGATGACATAATACCTGAAATATATAGAAATAGTTTTAGTAATAATATACCACAAGGAATTTGTTTTTCAGGAAATATAGGAATGATTAAAAATATATCTATGAATTTAATAAATGATAACATATATTTAGATAACATTAATTCATATTCAGGAAAAATTATTTTATCAAATAGTGATGAAATTTCACAAAAAGATATTAATTTATATATAGAAGGATATATATCATTTCGAATAGAAATTCATAGTTTTAATGGTATAAAACCTTATATAAATGATACAAGAATACAATATACTAATTGGATTATAACTAATAAATACCATTTTTATAAAGATATTCAAGAAAATGATTGGAATTTTGAACAAAATATTTATTCACAAAATTATAAATTAGGCTGTGCTAACTATGGAGATATTATATCTGTTGTTTTTAAATTTGTTAATGTTAATACAAAACAATCTGGTGAAATTAGAAATCAATTAACTGATCATTTCGATAATAATAAAATTAAGTATTATCCATATACAATTGATATTCAATCACTTAAATTTGGTCTTAATATACAAAATATAGAAATTTTTATCTAAACTTCAAAATATATTTTATAAAAATTTTTTTATTTTAAAAAAGTTATATATATATATTATAAAATGACTTATTTTAATCATGATAATAATGTAAAAGGTGAAAAAGGTGAAAAAGGTGAAAAAGGTGAACCAGGAAATAGTGGTATACAAGGACCTCGAGGTAATCAGGGTAATATAGGACCAAGAGGTTATAGAGGTATACAAGGTGATAGTGGATTACAAGGTGAAATGGGCCCATCTATTTTTGACATTCAAAATCAATGGAGAATATTATCCTTTTCTGATAATATTAATTTATTTTATGAAAGTATATACTCTTCTGGTTATTTTGTTCCCTTACATGATAATATCAATATATTAGAAGAATATCAACCATATTTTGATGCTATTATTGAAACAAATCCTATTAATGTTAAAACAATTGGTATTAATTTTAATGCATGTAATCCTGATTCTATTGGTAAATCTTATGAAAATATATTAAAAAATAATTTAAATAAAAATAAAACATTAATAATACAAGGTTTTACAAAAAATTGTTATGATATTAAAATAAAAACTTATGCTATATATACTATCGATAAATCAATTACAATTAATGGTAGATACACCTATATTCAGGTAAATTATCAACTTTCTAATATGAAAAAATTTTATTTCCCCGAATCAAAAGAAATTAATTATTATTATAGAATAAGTATTGGAGACCTTTATCCAATAGAAGGACCTTTATTTGAATATTCTATATTTGATGAATATTCAAAAACTTTATCTTTATCTACAAATTTAGAAATACCTAAATTTGATAAAAAACAACCTAGTATTAATATAAATGAAGGTCTCTTTAAAGGAAAATCTCTATCTATAAATGAAATTAAATTTAATAAAGATAATATGAATTCTTTAACTAATCAAATTTATATAGATTCAAATTTATTATTAAAAGGCGACCAAAATACTAATGTTCCTACATTAAATATTGAAGGCACAACTGTTCTTAATGAAATCTCAAATAAAATACCCACACTTACTTTAAATGGAAGCACTTTATTAAATAAAACAATTAATTCAAATCAACCTACTCTATATGTAAATGGAAGTTCATTATTAAAAAATACATCAGATTTTAATATTCCAACATTAAATTTAGAAGGTTCTGCTATATTCAATGGAACTACAATTTTTAAAAATTATTTTAATGAATTAAATGAACCTATCGTAAATATTGAAGGTGAAATTAAAGCTAATACTATTTGTATTGATAAAATTAAATCTAATAATGATATTATTATCGAAAATAATTTATCTGTTAAAGGTATTATTAATGGTATGATAGGAAATCCTACCAACGGCAATTTTAATAATAGTGATATTAGTAATACCGATTCTATTGCTGATGCTTTTAATAAATTACTTAAAATATTGTTAAGTATTGCAGATCCTCCTAAAAATATTGAATGTGCTTATCAACAAAAATTAGAAGGTAATAAATATCAAGCAATAAATTGCTACAATGGTGAAACTCTTTCAAATGTATATTCTGGAAATAATTTACCAAAATTAAGAGTTGGAAACAAAAATTGTGAATATTATCTAAATCTTACTAAACATGAATTTGATAATAGAGATCAAAGTATTCACGAAGAAATTTATGCTAAAGAATTTATGGAACTTAAAGCTACATTATCCTGTATAAATTTAGATGAAAATTTAACTTATAATTATGAAACATATAATATTGGATCCCATATATTCAATAAATTATCTAATTCAATGTATTTAGATAATTATAAAAATATTGATTTGGATATTTGTCATATGAATTGGCATAGATATAAATATTTTGAATCATATGTTGCATCTATTTCTATTGATAATGCTAAATCAATAGGGTATTTAAAAAATTCAAATACACATAAATATAAATTAGAATTTACAGAATGTTATAGCGATGGTAATACAAATTCATACCCAAATATATCTGAATTTTTTTATCTTGATGATTCTTATCTAAGTGCTCCTATTATTAAAGGCCCACATGGTAATCCTACATTAAAAATTGATACTGCTGGTCCTCAAGGTTATATAGGTTCTTATGTATCCGGAGTTCCTGTGATGACTTCTAATGATAGATTTAATTGTGTATTTACAGTAGATAATGTAATTAATATGTATCATCCCTTAAAAATCGCTGAAATATCCGGTAATTGTATTAATAACATATATTTAGGAGCATCTCAATGTAATCCTCCTATAACATATCCTATTACTCCTGGAACTTTAACATATAATAACATTAAAATTCCTATTATTAAAAATTGTTATCAAGATATTTCTTCAGAAAATAATACACATGGTCTTTTTATTATGGTTAAAGCATTTAATACATTAGGCGAATTTTATAACACATTTTGCACAAACTTAGACTCTTTTAATAATCCTGTTTTATTTCGCATAGATACTATTAGTCAAGAACCCAGTTCTATTTTATTTTCTACAGAAAAATTTGATATTTTTAATGTGCGTGAAACTGGCTTTTCATGTAGAATTTCTAATGAATTTAATGGTGAAAAACCTAACATTTCATGGCCACTTAATCCTTATAAAAGCGAACAATCAATTGTATATACACAAGATTTACAGATTATAGCTGGACAATATCAATACCCACCCAATAAAAATTATACTAATTATGATCCTCCTGGACCTAATTATTCAAATTCTAATTTAGGATTAAATGGTGATCTTATTGGTATGCATCATTTTCGATATGCTACATTTTATTTGGGAAGAATCTCTTCTAAAAATACTATTATAATTCATTTCACAAATACAGAAAATTTAGGTGACTCAAATATAATACCCTATTTAAAATTTTTTATTAAAATTTTATCAAGTAATAACTCAACTGATGAAACTACTGGTTGGTTGGATGCTAACTCAATTTATTTACCAAATTCAATACCTGATGGAATTAATGTATTATCTGTATTAGATTCAATTTCTACTTCTACTACAAAAATTATTAAATTTGGAGATATTTATAGAACTGGAGAAGTAATTTGCAGAATAGGTATTTCAAGAAGTTCTTTATATAAAATAGGAGCCATACATATTATTAACGAATAAATTATGTTTTTATATTTATTAAATTAAACAAATTAAAAAGTATTATAAGTATATTTATACAGAAACATTCAAATTAGCATTATATCTCTAATTGCGATCTAGTAAAGACTATATCAGTAAATGAAAATATGACAAATAAAAATTTGGTTAGAGAGTATAGTAAGCATACGCATTTTTTTCCTTATATTCTCCTAACTATAGTTGTTCTTTGTAATTTATATTATCATAGCTTAATTATAGATGTTTTATGTCAATACTTTAGCTATAATTTTTATATTAGCTATTCGAATAAAATTTTTTTTTTTTTTTTTTTT